ATGACTGATGATGAAAAAAATATGGAACTGCTTTCGGTTGAAGAAGCTGCTGCGTACTTGAAGTTTAGTACGACGTATATTTACAAACTTTGCAAGGAGAAGAAGATTCCGCATGTGAATTATGGGCGGCATATTATTTTCCGCAAAAGAGATTTGTATGAATGGCTTGGAGCAATGGTTGTTTGTAAACCTGCTGAAGAATTTTCAGGAGCGTGATTATGAAAAATGACAGATTTGAAAATGAGATTAATGCTGCTGTGAATGAGGCTCAGAGCTATTTGAAAAAGATGGCTTTTGAACAGGTACACGGCGATATTGTTGTGACGATTACGATGTTTAGAGGACAGCCGGTGAAGATTACAAAAAGTTTCTGTGAGCATTTGGCCAAGAGACAAACTGTTAGTTTGGTTGAGAAATGAGTAAGCCCGCTGGCGGGCGGTGATTGATAGCAAAGCGTTAAGAAAAACGCGATAGCGTTTTTTAGCTTTACATACTTATATCGGGCAAACAGGAGGTGATACAGGTGGGAGATAAGGACACTGTTAAGACCGCAAACAGTGAACTTGCTAAGACGGAAGTTTTGAATGTTTGGGAGAAACGGTTAGACGGCGAATCTTCTAAGGCGTTCAAAGCTTTCTGTCTTTTTCGCTCTATGGGTTATAAGCGGAGCATTAAGGCTTGTATGGAGCTGAATGGGATTGAGGCTAACAAGTATGGAACCTGGTCGAGATATGCCAGATTGTTTGACTGGAAAAACCGCGCGGCTGCTTATGACGAATATATTGCAAGAGAAACTGAGAAGGAGATTTTAGCTGAGCGCATTGAAAGACGTAAACGCCAGATGGAAATGTTGAACGGCTTTGATGAACTTGTTGCTAAACGTATTAAGACATTGAAGCCGGATGATTTGAACGCAGACGGAGCTATGGATTTGCTTGAACGTTCTGCAAAGCTTGATTCGTTCATTACCGGAGCGGACAAAGAAAACAATAAACCTGTACAAGGTGAGCTTGCGATTACATTTGCAGATTCATTTAAGGATTTGTAATGCGTGAGCTTTTTAAGCCGACAGCGGTACAGAAAAAGGCTCTGGAACTTTTAAGCTCTGGAGCAAAACACATTCTGCTTTTTGGTGGTTCACGTTCTGGAAAAACAACGGTTCTTGTAATGGCTGTAATATTCCGTGCGTGCCGTTATCCAGGAAGCAGACATCTGATCTGCCGCTTTCGTGCTAAGGATGCCCGAAGCTCGGTTCTTCACGAAACTTTAATTCCGTGGCTGAACAAGACGATTGGAGCTTCAAACTATAAAGCCAATGTACACGACGGATTGATTACGTTGTGGAACGGCTCAGAGATTTGGATTGGCGGCTTAGGAGATAAGGAACAGGTAGACCGTATTCTTGGACATGAGTATGTGACTATCTATTTCAACGAAGTAAGCCAGATTTCCTACTCTGCGATAACGACAGCTTACTCGCGATTAGCGATGAAAGTTGAAGGTTGCAAGAATAAGTTCTTTTATGACTGCAACCCGTGTTCGCCTATGCATTGGGCGTACAAAGTTTTTATCAGGAAGATTGAACCGCGTACTGATGAAAAACTGAATAAGCCGGAGCTTTATGCTTATGCTGTTTTGAATCCGATAGATAACGCTGAGAATCTGGATGAAGACTACATCACAGATATTCTGGACAACATGCCTGAAAAACAGCGGGCCCGATTCCGTGATGGTCTTTGGGTAAAGCCGGAAGGTTCTGTTTATGAGAAGTTTGAAGAATCCATGATTCTTCCTCGCAATAAGCTTCCGAAAAAGTTTGACCGCTTTACAGGCGGACAGGACTTTGGACTTCATATTGCGGCAGTTAAGGTTGGCTGGGTTGGAGAAACTGTCTATGTAGTTTCTGATTTTGGCGGCTTTAATATTACGACAAAAACCAGTGTTGAAAACCAGCAGGTAAAACACTGGTATGACGATTGCTTTGTTACCTACTGTGACCCGGCTGGTGGCGAGAGAATTCAGGAAGTGCCTGGAGGTGTGAAAGCAAATAACAGTGTGGATGCAGGAATTGATTACATCATAGCAAAAATAGAACGCGGACAGTTTTTTGTATGTAAAGATTGTACCGACGTTCTTGGGGAGATTTGGGATTATTCGAGAGATGAGAATAATCAGATTGTGAAAGTAAATGACCACTACATGGACGCTATGCGTTACGCAATCTTTAGTGCAGCTACAAGTGGTGTAGTTATGGGGTGAATGGCAAATACTCGTCAAAATGCCGATATTAAATATGAGTATATTTAATTTTAGTAAAAAACGACAGCAGAAAAAGCTCAGAAGTTTTAATGAAATTAACAACGAGACAGTTGCTGATGATTTTTCTGTTCATGAAAAAAAGACTTGTACTGACCCATATTTACAGCACGCGTGGGTTTCGGTATGTATCGACATTCTTACCCGAAATGTTGCGCGTGCTCAATTCGAAATCAAAAAAAACGGAAAAACAGAAATAGATTCAAAGCTGGCTAATTTATTTAACTTTCCTAACAAGGATATGTGCCGGTTTGACCTTTGGAAACAAACCTGTGCCTGGTGGAGCCTCGATGGTGAGGCGTTCTGGTGGTTCGGCGAGGACTACTGCTGTGGCGTTCCTACAGAGATTTACATTCTTAATCCAAGGAACATGCAGCATGTGGTTGAAGGCGGAAAGATTATCAAATGGGTGTACACAGAAGGTGGCACGGGTAAACCGTTCATCATTCTGCCCGACGAGATAATACATTTCAAAGACTGGAATCCATGGAATGAGTATCGCGACGTAAGCCCTTTGGTAAGCTTGGGTCTTGAAGTTGAACAGGATTTGCTCGCTGCAAAACAGAACTCTGGACTTTTGAAAGAAGGTGGCGTACCGAAGGGGCTTTTGAAAACTGATCAGATTCTTACTGAGGCTGAAGCTGAAATACTTGCTCGAACCTGGGACTCAAAATACGGCCACGGCATGAAAAACCGTGTTGCCGTTTTGGGTAAAGGCACAGAATACCAACCCCTTACGTTTTCTCCTGACGTTCTGAAACTTTACGATATGAAAAAATGGAACCTGTATACCTTACTCGCGAAATTTGGCATCCCGCCGAGAGTAGCAAATATCCAGGATTCCAAGAGTTCCCTGAGCGGTACTGATACCGATAGCCAGCACAGAGCATTTTGGAACTTTACTTTAATTCCGCTACTCAAGAACTTTGAGCAGATACTGGAAGTACAGTTTTTTCGTCGATTCAATCTTTCAGAGATTGGCGAATTTAATCTTAATAATATCCCAGAGTTACAGGAATCTGAGGATGCCCAGAGTAACAGGGATATCGCAGAAATAAATGCCGGACTTAAAACAATTAATGATGTTCTAAGACAACGGGGAGAAAAAGAAAAACCTTGGGGCGACAGCTGGTATAAGCCTGCTTCCTTAACGGCAATTGATTCGGTGTAAAAATTAGAGGAATACATGTCTAAAGCAATAATCAGTATGACTGATGAGTTTACAAAAAAAATCACAATGGAATGTGTCGTAAAGGCAATGCCTGAAACACAGCTTATTGACGGCTCAAATGATTTGGAACTTTTCTTTCATTTGCAAAGAGAAGATGACCAGGTAATCCTGATTTTTGACCGCTTCTTTTTGAGCTATATTCTGGTGTTTATTTTGCTTTACTTAAAGATTATGAACAGCAGGATAAAGATTGTTTTTTGTGACCAGGGAGACTGCAACAGAGATTTTGGTTCCAGACTATACAACCTGGATGTAGATGGGTATATCTGCCACATTGAGAATGAAAAGAGCTTTGTTGAAAAGCTTAAGAAGATTGCTAGAGGTGATAAATACTACCCGGACGAAATGAAGGATTCAACCGGGCATTTGGATTTGAGTTCAGAGAGAAAAGGTGTGAATGAGATTACGCCTTCTGAATTCAAAGTGGCTGTATATCTTGGTAAAGGATATACGAAAAAGGAAGTCAGTAGACTTACAGGAATTTCTGATGGTGGTGTGAGAAATCATGTTCACTGGCTTAAGAAGAAAATCGGTTGGAAGGGAGATGCAGATTTTGCTCTTCTGAATAAACGTTTTGAAGAGCTTGGAATAAGGAGCTGGAATGATTGTAAAAATTGACGGCGTGGAAAACAAGGAACTTGGATGCCGTGAAAAGCTTTTGAAGTTCCTTAAAGAAAACACACATTCAGGAAAGGTTTCGCCACAGGTGGAAGTCTTTAAGTCTATTGATGTGCAGAAAGATTCATTCCATTGGGTGATGTCTACTTTCGATACAGACCGTGACTTTGAAAAGGTAGACCCTGCCGGATGGAACTTGAAGAACTATCTTGCGAATCCTGTAATCCTCTGGAGCCATGATTACACAATTCCTGCAATCGGTTATGCAGAAAATGTGAAAGCTGAAACAGTTCTAGAAGGTGACATTGTTTTCAATGACAAGGAGTTTGACGAGTTTGGCTGGAGCATTGGTCAGCGTGTAAAGGCAGGCGCTTTGCGATGCGGTTCTGTAGGTTTCATTGCAGAAGAAGTTGAATTCCTTGAAGCGAAAGACCGCGAATGCGATCTGATTTTCAGAAAGCAAGAGCTTTTGGAATTTAGTATCTGTTGTGTTCCTGCAAATCCTTTTGCTCAAAACGGTGGAACTAAACGGCTGGAGATTACGGAAGTAATTCAGGATGAACCGGAAGTGCTTTCGCTTTATGACAAGTTAAGTATGGGCTTGGCACGAGCTTAACAGTGTAAAGGTGGATGAGCTAAAAAATTGCTTTCGCAATTTTTTTTAACGCTCTTCCATCTATCACCGGCCGCCTGCCGGGCGGCCTTACTCATATTCAAGTAAGAACATAGGAGGTTCACCTTGAACGAAGTAATTGTATCACTGCAGCAGAGATTGGAAAATATGAAAACTCTTGTTCCAACAGAAGCTGCAACACCCGAGCAGATTTCAAAGTATTTCAATGAAAACGAAGAAATCATTGCTGGAATCTTAAAGGCTGCTGACAGTCAGACAACTGCAACAACATCAGAGCTTGAAGGAATCAAAGAAGCTGTAAAAGAGCTTCGAAATCTTATGCGCAAAGCTGATGCCGAAATGAAACCACTCTCTTACAGAGACGTTTGCTACAACCTTGGAAAAGCTTTGTGTGCTGCCTGGAACAAAGATGAGCAGACTTTGGGAGAGCTTAAGTTCTGTCCTAACATCAGAGCTGAAAAATGGAACAATCCGAAAGACTTCTCTTGGGAAACCGGAAAAGGTTTTGTTCCATCTAAGGCCGTACTCGGTGAACCAATCGGAAACCTTGCCAACAACGACCAGTATCTTATCAATCCGATTTATGAAGAGACCATTATGCAGGAAGCTGCAAAGCAGTCAATGATGATGAACCTCGTAACTCACAGACCAATGAATGGACCATCTATCTTCATCCCAGAAAGAGACCGCGGCGGCATCGAGCTTAAATGGCTTACAAGTTACGGTCAGAAAATTGATGCTACAAAATCAAACATGCCTACACGTACAGAGCTCAAAGCTTACACCTTGGCTGGTTATGTTCCATTCTTTGACGAGTTCGGCGAAGATGTTTTTGTTGATTTGGGAAAGATGTTCCTGGAAGACTTTACCGAAGCCTACGGACAGGAGTTTGACCGCCAGTGTCTTGTTGCTGACAACGACCCGTTCAAGGGTGCAATGAATATGGCTCATGCTGAAAAACATGCAACTTCAAGCGCTCAGATTTCTCAGCTTTCATATCTCGACTTCAGAGCTGCCGAGCTTAAAGTTGAACCGGAAGAAAGAAAATACTGCAAGTGGTTTATGAATGAGACCGTTCTCAACCACATTACCAACATCAAAGACGACAATAATAATCCAATCTGGAGAAAACCTTTGGAAGGAATGCCAGGAAGACTTGACGGATATGACGTAATAGAAAGCCGTCTTCTTCCACAGTTTGCCGACATCGAAGCTGATACTCCTTTTGCAATCTTCATGAATCCAAAGAGAATCATCCACGGTAACCGCAAGGGAATTGAAATCAAGAGATTTGATGAAACAACAGAAAGCTTGGAATACGGCGAGCTCTTTATGCGCTTCCGTAAGCGTGACGGCTTCTTAGTGACTCGTCCTAAGAAAAACATGGTGATTCTTTCAACGGCTGATGAATAAGTTATCGCAGAAAGCGTGACTGACTAACTGACTTCCAAAGACAAAAACTATTTTTGGTTTTGGAAAGCGGGGGCGAAAAATACCCAACCGAAGTGAAGGCAAATGCAAGGCTGCGTAGCACCGCGATAGCGGCTTGGCCTTGTATTTGACTGAACGGAGGTTATACTGGCATTTGCTCCGCTTTCCCATTTACGAGGCACACATGAAACCATTCCCATTTGAAGAACTCCAGAAAATATTAGAGCTTAATGCTGAAGAAATAGATACAGATATTCTTATTTTTAATGCAACACTTTCATTTGTAGAAAGCTTACTTGGCTACCAGCTTGATGACAAAAATTACAATGAACTTCAAACCGTAAAAGACTGCCAGGTATTTACTGACCATGAAAACATTTCGGAAATGATTAACATCATTGATATGACAACAAAGCTTCGAGTTCCTAATTGTGTAATTGATGGACGGCGAATTCTATTTATTGATCCAAAACTTGAAGGTCATGTTGTTTTTCTTAATTACAATGCAGGATTTCTTGAAACTACTTTTCCTGCTGATTTGAAAGAGGCAATAATCAAACTATTCATTCTGAAAAAGAAAGAGTTTTTGAAACTGCAGAACATTCCTGAAAACACACCGTTTGAAATACCTGCAGATATTCAGACTGTAATCAATTTATATAGAAGGAAAAGTTTATGATTATAAGTTTTGAATATATTTTTATAGAACTGGAAAAGCTGTTGATTCAGAAGTTACCCGATTATATTGAAAAGGTAAACATAAAGCATAATGACGGAATAATCCTTAAAAAACTGGAAAATAAATCTGTCCATGAGGAATGTATAAAAGAGCCATGCTTTAAGTTTGAAAGCCTTAAAGGAAAACAATCTCAGAAGGACAGAATAATTTCTCAATTAGTATTTGAACTTGATTTTGAGCTGAAATTAAAGGAACAAAGAAAAGAAAAAACTATAAGGTTCTGGCGGTATCTGGAAGCACTGCAAATGATGTTTGATGAAGAAGAAACTCAATACTCCTACAATATGTGTGATTTTGAGAAAAATCATTTTATTATTGAAGTTAGAGAAAAGTAGAAAAATGTGATAACTTGATTAAAAGTAATTGGAAAAATGTGATAAATAAGTTAGTAATAGGTGGAAAAATGTGATTTTTAAGGATAAAAACTATGGAAAAATGTGAGAAGAAGTGCTAGCATAGAGCTATGGAATATAAGCTTAGAAGAAAAATAGACGATTATCTTATTAATTGGAAGAAGAATCCTGACAGAATGCCACTTATTATAAAAGGTGCACGTCAGATTGGTAAAACATCTTCTATCGAGCATTTTGCAGAAAGCTATAAGAACTTTGTAGAAATCAACTTTATTGATGAACCGCAATATACAAAGATTTTTTCTTCGGGATATTCACCAGACAATGTAATTAAGGAAATATCATTCATAAATCCTGCATTTAAATTTGTACCGCACGAAACTCTAATTCTTTTTGATGAACTTCAGGCCTGCCCTGACTGTGCAACCTGCCTTAAGTTTTTTAAAATTGACGGGCGCTATGATGTCATCTGTTCCGGCTCCCTTCTTGGAATAAACTATGAAGAAATTACTTCTGTAAGCGTGGGCTATAAAGAAGACTACGAAATGCATTCTCTGGATTTTGAGGAATTTCTTTGGGCAAAAGGATATTCGCAGGAGCAGATAGAAAGCATTTATTCTCACATGAAAAACATTGAACCATTTTCTGTAAATGAATTTGATGTGTGGATGAACTGTTTTAAGGAATACATGATTACAGGCGGAATGCCTCGGGTTGTGAACAAGTTTATAGAGCAGAATAATTTTTCCGGTATTCTTGAGGAACAGGTTCAGATTCAAAAAGCGTATGAAGAGGATATCTTGAAATATGCAAAAGGTCTGGACAAAGCTAAAATCAAAAATGTTTACACTCATATTCCAGTTTTTCTTGCAAAAGAAAATAAACGCTATCAGATTACAAAAATAGCAACAGGGGCTAGAAATAGAGAATATATTGGAACTGTGGACTGGCTTAAGGATGCAGGGATTATAAATGTGTGTTACAACCTTGATCTTCCGGAGCTGCCGCTTAAAGGAAACTATAATCCGACAGAATATAAAATCTATTACCGCGATACAGGACTTTTAATTGCTTCTTTGGATAAAGAAGCTCAGGTAGATTTGAGACAGAATAAAAACTTCAATGCCTATAAAGGTGCAATCTACGAAAATATTGTTGGCGATATGCTTGTAAAACAAGGGTATGAATTGTTCTACTACAAGAATGAGAAAGCTACTATAGAAATGGACTTTTTCATCCGCGATGCAGATTCTCTTGTTCCTGTAGAAGTAAAGGCTCAAGACAGTGCAACAGTTTCTCTTAGAAATCTTATTGAAAAAGATAAATATTCTGACATTCATTACGGAATAAAGCTTTGCGCAAAGAACATCGGCTTTAACGGAAAATTTTATACCTTCCCATATTTCTGTACATTTATGTTAAAGCGATACATGCTGGATAAAATAACACCCGAGTAAAAAATAAAAGAAAGGCAGATAGGAATTATATCTGCCTTCCGTGTTAGAAAAATAATCTATGCAGAATCTAGTTTAAGCCGCAGGTTTAATTCTTGCGGCTTTTCTTTTTTAACGTTTCCTAAATGCTAACAAAAATTATCCCATAGGAAACGCGAGTGTGGCATATAGTTGAACTATGAAAGTTCAAGGCAGAGACTGCACACTGACGATAGCAAAAGACGACGAATATTATCCACTACCTTACAGCGAGGAAACTGTACGCACTGCGTCCAAAGGCTATGCTTTGCCTGGTGTTATCGGCTTAAGGAACAGAGAGAAAATCGTTGAGACCGGCAAAAGCATTTGCGGTTGCGTGGTAACTCGTCTGGAATATAATAATATTCTTGCTCTGTTCCTTTTGCTTTTTTATTCGAATGATAAATTTGATATTCTTGTAGACCGGGTTTGTGAAAAGCTGATTTATAAAAATGTAACGGTTAAAGAGTTTGAACTTCGTGGGGAAAATGGGGAGCCGCTTTATTTTCGTCTTGATGTAAAAGAGACTGAGGATTCCTATACATCAGGTTGGAATATTACTACACCCTCTTTGTCGTGGAATGAGAGCCGGACTTTTTATTTTGACGGTCACTCTGTGATTGCGGACTTGAAAAAGCTGCCTCTTGTTTACCGTTTTGAGCTTACAGGTAAGTTTACTGATAAAGCAAAATACCAAATCACATTATATTTTCCATTAAATACTGAACATTACCCGACACAGAATAAAATCGAAAAACTTTCTATAACTTTAGACCAGCGATTAGGCATATGGCTGGATCTCTACGATTTGAAGCCTCTTGATGATATGGCGGACATAAACTGCGCTGATACAGTTTTGTGTTTTCAGAAGTTTGAAGTAACTGGCGCAGTTGTTTTTAATATTCGTAACCAAAAACAGAATATACAGGTGGTGCTATGAGATTTTATGAGTTACCGCCTGAAGTTGAGAGTAAGATTCGCGATACAGAAAGCCGCCCGTTTGTAAGAGTTGTTTTTGAACTTGCTGGTGGTGATGTTTATATCTGCGACCGTGATGTTCTTGATTGTGTGATGACTTCTTATAAAAGCGAAGATGGCGGAATTATTAATCTTGGTGAACTGCTTTTGGATAACACTTCTGGGAAATATGACTTTGAAAGAAATGAAGAGCTTGTACCGGGGCTTGGAGTTCAGATCTGGTATTGCTTTGGTGAGCGGACTAATACTTTTTTCCGCTTTCATATGTTTGTGGATGATGACGGATTTCAGATTCAGGAAACTGGATTTTCTAATAAGACCTGCAAAATAAAATTAGTGGATTTGAGTAAGAAGCTTGATGATACGAAGCTTCAGAGAAACTGGACTGGTGCCCAGGTGGTTGTTCATGCCTGTGTGTGCGGAAAACTGGATCCGCATGAATCTCTTGTTCATATTATTGCCGCTCGTGGTGGAATTACCCCAAGTGAAATTAACTGCGGAACTCTTTTGTTTGATGTTCCTTATGTTGTGATTGCAGGCTCTGCGTGGAAAGAGCTTTGTGCTCTGGCTAAAGCTTATGACGCTGTTGTGGAATGCGGTAAGAATTTGACTTTGAGTTTTATTGAGAGTCCTTACGACGGTGAAAAGGAATTTTATGATGAGAGCGACTATGAGCTTACTGAAAACGATATAACGCATTTTCGCTTTTTTAATAACAGAGAAAAGTATGCGAATAATGTTCGCCTGAAATATACACGATATGTGCAGACTGAAAGACAGGAGCTTTGGAGTTATGGCGATGCTCCTGTTTGGTATGACGAGGATATACAGCCTTACTTTCCGTTTACGGATGATTCTAGAAAGATTATTTCTGACACTGATTACCAGGCGATTTTCACAGCGAAGAATGATGAGGGGAAAACTCGTAATGTTGTTTATGCGGACCAGATAGACAGCGAAGAGGATTTTTTGGATGCGATAGAAGTGACCGGTGAAGACAAGCCTGTTGTCGTTCAGTACGACACTACGACTTATCGCGACCGCGCGATTGTGCAGCTGGGACGCGATGGAAAATTGATTGGAGTTCGTAAAGCTTCTATTACAGGGCGGGCGATTATTAGTGAACCTAACTACAGCGTATTTGTAAAAGATGATGATGAGATTATTGCGCACGGACAGATTGTAAAAAACGTTACTTCTAAGTTTCTTTCTGATGATTTGTATGAGGGGGAACCTTTCTGCCAGAGGCGCGCTAAGGATTTACTAAAAGAATCTATTAACTGCAAAGGCGGATATTACCTTACAACCTTTTTACCTCTGATACATGCACGTGTTGGTGCATTTATGGATATCAGACTTAATGCCCAAAGTGGATTTAAAAAAGTTCGTATTGATGAACTTACATTCAGATACAAAAAGGAGAACTGTTTTAGTACAGAACTATGGTTAACTCGTGTTTAAGGGAGGAACATGGAAGAAAAGAAAAAGGAAAGCGAAACTCGAAGTCTCATTGAATCTATAAACGGACTGAAAGTTGAGCTTAGTGGTTTCAGGTCTGAGATGAAAGAATTCAAAAAGACTGTTGAGAAAAAAATCGACTCTTTGGATTCGCGCAGTACAGCCTGTCAGTTTAATCCACAGGTTTGTGCTACAGCTCGCAGACTTGAAGAGCATATTAAAAGTGACAACGGAAAAGCCGGAAAGACTATGGCTGTAATTGCCTGTGTAATTTCCTGCTTCAATGTATCAATCACTTTGATAACTCTGATTATTAAGGGGATTTAAAAATGGGAGATAAAACTGATTTGAGATTTCGGCTGATGCTGGAAGCGGAAAAAGAAATTGTTGAAGGACTTAGCGAATCTGAAAAGTACCGCTACTTTCTTGGACGGATGCAGTTTCTGAAATATGAAAGTGGAAAAGAAAACCTGCTTCGTAGTGATTGCTCAGGCTCTGTGTGCCTGGCACTTTTACTTGCTACCGGTTGCAGCATTCGTGTTACAGCTGATGCATTGTTTAAAAAATATTTCACAAAGAAGAATCCGGACAAGAATGATATTCAGGCTGCGTTCTTTGTGACTCTTTATGACAGAAAGCTTGGTAGCCGTTTGTACAAAGAAAATGAAGTGTGCCATGTGGCAGGACTTTGCGGCCGTGATGTTGTACTTAATTGTGTAGAACCAATGTCTGAGCTTCGTTCTCTTTCTGATATGAAGCCTTATTATCAGGCGAATGATTACCGCGTAATTGTACGTGGCTTGAACCGTGAAGCTTTACAGAAAGCCTCTGACGATAATGTGGATTTGTTCGGAGCTGATTACCAGTTTGAACAGATTCGTAATGCAATGAACGAGGTTCGCGGATGATAAGTTTTCGATTTCAAAGACTTATTGAAAAACTGCTTAGTGTGAAGTTTGTCATCTTTGTAATTGCGACAGTGCTTAAATGCTTTGGAGTTATCGGCGGAGCTGAATGGCTTACTGTAACTATGGCTGTAATTGCTGGACGTGAAGTTCAGAAATTTAAGGACTTCAAGATTCCTAAGAAGGAGACGGATGAAGAAGCTTTGGGAAGTGATTAAGAAAATTTATGTTTGGCTGGGTGCTGTGTTTGTTGCCATATTCACAGTTCTTTTTGTAAAGGAGATGCCGAAACAAGTTCGGCATGACGACGTGCGGGAGGACGATTCGGATGAAATCAATAAGAAGGCAGCTGCTAAGCGTGAGAAAGCGGTTGAGCGTATTTCTCGTGCTGATGCTCGTAGTATCTGCGAGGGGTATGGCACAGTCTGTGACACAATTGCCGACGGAAAAGACAGATTCCGCAGAAGATGCTCACGAGCTGACAATTGAGGAAGTTATGGAAATTGCAGAGGAAGAAATTGAGAGAACGGCTCAGGAGGCTGTTAAAGCTGCTTTACTGGAAGTTGGTGGTGAGCTTGCTTTTGAAAAAGAGAGAGCTGACCAGCTGGAAGCGGCGAAGCTTGCACTTGAGGCGGAGAATAAAAAATTGAAGGAAGCTGCACAGAAAAAACAGAATCAGTTTTTTTATGGAGCTTTGATTGGAGGGACTGGCGGCGTGATTGTTACGTCGCTGGTGTTTGGTTTGATTATTGGGATTTGTAAATGATAACAAGTAAAGGAAAGTTTAAGGGATTGGTAACTGTGACTGTTCGCGATTGTAATGGTCATATCAAATATTATAAGAATGGATTCTGGAGAAGTCTTTTAAGGCTTCCTCGTAAACCAATGATTACAAAGCATCACAACACGATTACCACAATCGGTGATAATCTGATAGCTGACTTGATGATTAGTAATCCGACACAGAACAAGGTGGATGCTTCAAGCGGCTATATGCTTGTGGGCACCGGCTGGACTGGTTCAACTCCTAAGAACAACACGACTGTAAACACTGCAACCGGAACTTACAAAAAGCTTGATATAGGCTTTCCAAAAATCAAGGGAACTTTTGGAGCTACAAACGGCAACGTGGTTTTGTATCGTGCAAGCTTTGCGGCCGGGGATTTGAACGCAAACGGAATTAACGAAGTTGCTTTGATGAATGGAAACACAGCTGCGGCTAAGTGTCTGGCTTATGCTCAGATTACTCCTTCTGTAAATGTTACCAGCGCGGACTCTTTGCAGATTGACTGGCAGATTACTGTAAGCGGTTCTTGATATGAGTAACTCGATTGTTGGCAACAACGCTAATCCTACTGAGTGTTATACCTGGTACGAGGTTGAAGTTGATGATGACGAGTATGAAGATTTAGAAGGAGAAATGGTTGATGAAGAGGACATCTTTGCTCGTAGAGCTGTTGTTCCTAAAAACTCTAATTCAACTACGGTAACTATCTACTACTATTATCTGGCTCCGACTTCTTCCTGGTACTGGGATTATATGTACGGCGACCCTTACAAGCCAGTTATTCCAGTTGTCTTTGCGGCGGATGCAAACTGGCAGCTTACTCAATGTCTTAATACTTCTTTTGTTGAAACTTCTTTGACAGGTCAGACCAATGGCTGGAAAGCTTTTACTATCACGTTGAGTCGTAAGCTTGTTGAGGGTGAGCGAATTGTCTTTGGATTTTATTCGGATATCCTTGGTTATACTTCGACCGGTGAGATTGAAGATTCTGAAACAACAATGAGCTACTTCTACTGGACCCGGGCAAGGAGACGGGATTATGCATCGCAGATTTCTTATATTTCTTCGCCGGAATTTATAAGCCAGCAGAGAAACATTTTTAATGACTATGAAATCTGTTTGTATTTGGAATATGAAAATGAGCCGGATGGAATTGCTTATTCATGTTCTATTCTGGGAAACGTGGGAACGACTGCGGCCTTTACAGGGCGAAGTCTTCGAGTTGAGAGAACATTGAGTAATACAGCGGCTTTGTCTGATTCGGCTTTGAGAAAACTTTGTAAGATTGTTCTTAAAACTGAAAGTGCCGGATTATCAGATTCTGTGCAGAAACTTTTATTACTTATTCGAAGCTGCTTTAGTAATTCGGGATTTTCTGATGTTGTGGCTCGTAAGGCAGACTATAAAAAGACGATTGCAATCTTTGTGGAGAATGAGGAAGTTATTTCGCGCTGGGGGGAAAACTTCCGCGGCTTTGAAGATGAAGTTTGTGTTGATGCTTTCCCTTTTGCGTCGCGCTTGTTCTTCCGTGCGGTTGAAAGTGTTATGAGCTTCTGGGACTGGCTGCGCGGGAAAATCCGCGAGGCTAATAACGTTGTGACTTTGTATTGTCCGATTACATTCGAGATTAAATTGGAATCAAAAATATGAAATGGATATTTAAGAGAAAATCAAAACTTAGGATTCTTGTTGATACGGCCTGCGACCTTTCGGGCTATGAGGATGTAACTCTTTGCGCGAAAAAGCCGGATAATTCTGTTGTGAGTTTTCCTGCAATTGTAAAGGATATTGAGAAAGGCCTTGTCTTTTATGATTTGCAGTCTGAGGATGATTTAGATATGTCTGGCTGGTGGACCTTCTGGGTTGAAGTTGTTTTTGATGATGACAGGACTTCTGCAGGTCGTGCTGTGAGAGTTTATGTTCATGAGGTAGGTTCAACATGAAAGCTAAATTCAAAAAGCCGGATGATTATATTCCGACGGATATCTGGCGGGATGCTAAGGACTTTTTTCTTTCGATACGCGATGACGTGGAGATTTACAGAAAGTTCAAGCTCTTTCCAAATCTTAAGCAGAGTCTTGAGGCGGACAAGTTTGTAGCCTGGTGGGGATTTGAAGGCTTTGCGGAAAATCCGCAGTCGGTGCTTTTGATTCTGGATAATCTTAATGACATCCTTACGAAAGTGAATGAATGCAATCTGATGGACGGCTTTGAACAGCTGCAATACAAGCTGATACTTTTTTATAGACTCTTAAAAGAAAATGGGATGATACATGAATGAAATAGATTTTTCTAAAAATGAGAAAGTTGTCCTCGAACAAATCGGCCTTGAAATGAAGGCGAATAAGTATGTGAAAGGTGAAATGCAGTTTACAGACCTTACTAATACACTTTACTTTTTGAGGGCTTATGAGGATGTTATCCGCTACTGCAGAACCTGGGATAAGTTTCTTGTATGGAATGGAACTAACTGGGAGGTTGATTTACGCGGTTTTGTAGAAGAGAGAATCCCGATCTTTATTCATCAGATGTACAGAATCCAGCGTTATATTCCAGACCAGCTTATGAAGATGGATTTTGAAAAGCATCTTATTAAGAGTGAAAGTTTCCGCCGTATTCAGGCGATTGTTGGACTCTTGAAAATGCAACCTTCGATTAAAGTAATTGAAAAAGACCTTGATACGGATATTTATCTTTTTAATATTGAAAAGTTGACGTTGAATTTAAAAACTGGAAAAGCAAAAGAGCCAAATATAAAAAATCTGATTACTAAGAAGAGTCTTTTTATATATGACAAACAGGCGGACTGTCCGATCTGGAAAATGTTTTTGATGCAGATTTTTAATAAAGATACCCAGCTTATTCGCTTTATTCAGAAAGCTATGGGCTATACTTTGAGCGGTGATGTTAGTGAGCAGTGTCTTTTTATTCTTTGGGGAACAGGTGCCAATGGTAAATCAACTTTCTTAAATGTACTTTTGCATTTGTTTGGGGATTACGGCTGCAGCACCGGAATTGAGACCTTCACTAAAAAGAATAAGGAACAGAGCAACGACCTGGCACGTCTTAAGGGAGCGCGGCTTGTTACAACCAGCGAGCTGGAGCAAGGAAGCCCAATGAGTGAAAGCCTGATTAAGAGTGTTACCGGTGAGGATGCTTTGACTGCACGATTTTTGTATGGCGAGTATTTTTCTTTTAAGCCGACTTTTAAAATTTTTATGGCGACTAATCATAAGCCGAAAATCCGTGGAGCTGATAACGGTATCTGGCGGCGTATTAAGATGATTCCTTTTACTGTCACAATACCGCCTGAGCAGAGAGATAAGAAGCTGACTGAAAAGTTGATTGCTGAGAATAGCGGGATTTTGAACTGGCTTATTCAGGGCTATGCTCTCTGGAAAAAGGAAGGTCTTGAAGAACCGGAAGCTGTACGCCAGGCGAACGAAGAATACCGTATGGATATGGATGCGGTTGGAACTTTTGTGAATGACTGTCTTGAAATTGACGCAACACTTAAATGGCGGCTTCATACCAGACTTTTGTATGAGACTTATTTGAAATGGTGTGTAAAAAATAATGAGCGCGCCATGGGGCAGAAAAGTCTTGCCATAAGGATGCAGGAAAAAGGATTTAAGAGAATGTCTACAAACGGTCAGCGGGTCTGGCTTGGTCTTGTGGTAAGAGCTGAGTGGACAAATTAATTTTCTATTATTGATGTTTAATCTAGTTATTCTCTACATTTATATTGTATGATTGTTGAGGAGGTGTTTTTATGGATGTGTTAATCAAACCTTTTAATGACGACTATTTTTCCGTGAACTTTCCGGGTAAGTTTAACGAAGTTCTTTTGAACGCCGTTCGTAATGTTCCCGACAGAAGGTGGAACAACGAGCAGAAAATCTGGCTTATTCCGAACAGCGAGGCAGCAAAACAAGCACTTTTAGAAAACCTTTATGAGACAGGAGAATTCAGCGACAAAGCAGCAGGCTCTGAGAATGTGTATATAAGTGAAAAACAGAAGGAAGAACATGAGAAACTGCAAAATGAAATAAAGTCTCTTAGCGAGGCCTTGCAGGCAAAGCATTACAGCATAAGAACAATAGAAAGCTACAGCTTCTGGATAAAGGATTTTTTACGTACCTATCACGCAGATTTTGAAAGCCTTGGTCAGAAAGAAATAAATGAGTTTCTGACTAATCTTGCTGTAAAAGATCATGTAAGCGCTTCTACGCAGAATCAGGCTCTGGCGGCTCTGCTTTTCTACTTCCGCAACGTGCGGCATAAAGATACTGACAACTTTAAGGAAGTTATTCACGCAAAGCATAAAAGGCGTGTTCCTGTAGTGCTTACAAAAGAAGAGGTTGCGTCCGTAATCGCTCATCTTGAAGGAAGCAAAAAACTTGCGGTTGAGCTTCTTTACGGAACCGGCATGAGGCTTAATGAGGTGCTTGCCCTCCGCATTCTGGATCTTGATTTTGACCGTAATGAAATTACCGTGCGTTTTGGCAAGGGCGGAAAAGACCGCCGTGTAATGCTCCCAAAAAGCCTTATTCCAAAGCTTAAGGAGCATATTAAGGAAGTAAAGATTATTCACGACAAAGACCTTGCCGACGGCTGTGGTGCGGTTCAGCTTCGTGACGGTTTGGAAAAACGCTCTGAGCAGATGGCAAAAGAATTCCGCTGGCAGTGGCTCTTCCCCCAGAAAAACCGCTGGATAAACGAAAAGACCGGCCAGCAGGGACGGCATCATATTGACGAGAGCATTCTGCAGAAGGCTGTAAAATCGGCTGTACGTGAGGCTGGCATTATAAAAAACGCGAGCTGCCACACATTCCGTCACTCTTTTGCAACTCATCTTCTTGAAAGCGGTTATGATTTACGTACCGTTCAGGAGCTTTTAGGGCACAGCGATGTTCGCACGACAATGATTTACACTCATGTGTTGAACCGTGGGGCTAAGGAGATTGTTAGTCCGCTGGACGGGATTTTAGGCGGTATGGATGGTGAATTTTAGGCGGAAACCTTTTAAACACTGTCTTTTTGAGGGATATTGCGGTATAATAAGGAAATAAGTATTTTGCTGTATGCGTATTATATGGGCGTTTTTGCCTGTTAAGAGGTTTATGGCGGATACGGAGAATATTTGTTATGTGGACGCCCGCACTGGGGCGCAGGAATTTAATATGGCAAAAGATTATAAAAAATACCTTTTCGAAGGTAACATCCATTGCAAAAGGCAACTTGTAAAGAATGTTGTTGAGAATTATATTAACTCTCATAAAAATGTTACTTTAGAACATCTAGAAAAAGCCTTCCCTTCAAAAATTCAACAAGAAACAAAATTAAAAATAGCTTCATTTGATGTTATTAGAAAAGCTTCGGATATTTCTGATTCTGATAATAGACATTATTTCAAAGAAAGAATTTCGCTTGCGGATGGAACTGAAATCAGAATAAATGGTGGTTGGGACAAGGATAATATTGTTGCTTTTATTGAATGTGCTAGAAAACTTGGATATGAAATTAAAGAAATTGAACAAGGGAAAAACTTATGAAAAGAAGAACTATATGTATAAGTGTTTTTTTATTATTTACTGTAAAATTATTTTCTGAGGACTATTGGTTTTGGCAGAATACAAAAAAATTTACAAAACAAAACTATGAATATCATGAGGAATGCTATATTTCAAAATCTAGTGGTATGACCAAAGATGAGTTTTATGAAATATGTGAGGAAAATTTTGAAGAAGCTGTTTTTGATAATTTCTTAGATAATGTATCTATAAAACGTACCACATATTATTTTTCACAAGGCTTTTACACTATAATATTTTCGAGTTTATTAGACGACAGTGCACAGCAAGTATCAGTGTTTTTTTGTTCCTATGGAGAAAAACCTGAACAACTATATAGAAATATTTATGTAGATTCATTTGAAGTTGCTTTACAAGATTATAATACAAAATGCAAAAGATATAAGATTAAATTAAATGAATAATTATGGAGATAATTAAAATGAAGAAACAAATTATTATTTTATTTTTTATGACATTTGTTGTAGGTACTGTTTTCGCAGGGAAACCAGTAAACAAAGAACCATCACCTTTATCAGTTCTTGAATCAGAACAAGAACGTGAGTCTTGGTGTGAAACAGAAGGATATGCAATTGTAAACAATTATGGAAATCTCCATTACTGGCTTTACAGTTCATATGTTTATCATAACGGGGATATATCAGAAATCATTTTTGAGATTGTGCCAAAATGGTTTCAAAGTTTGGGTTATTTTGTTGTAGAAGATTACCAAACAGTATCTCCAAACAACAACTTAGCAGAATCTGTAAAACAGCTTATGGATGAACAGGTTTGCGATGTAAGTATTACTTTTATAAAAGGAAACAACAGTTATGATAATGTAATTGTAAATAGTTTTGATCCAGAATCTGAACTTTACACAACTTATATTTTTTCAGGCACAAAGGTTGATAGAGCAAAAATATCTTCCACTGAAAAAAAAGTAGCTACAAATAGTTCAAAAACAGCTTGGTATGATTCTCCGGACTTAAAAGAATGGCGAGAATATTTAAGCAAAAATATTTCTTCTGATGCTCAGGAATATTTATTTAATTATATTCAAAAACAAATGGATGACGGACAACTTAAGTTTTCTAATTCTAGCTTAAATAAATATCATATTAAAGCTGCTGAAGCCGCACTTCATAAACAATTTTTTGGAAATTATAACAAAGTACCAAAAAACTTCAAAATCACAGGAAAACTGTCTGACACAAAATTAGCTGAATTGATAAATAAAGTAACTCAATAA